CAGAAATCCCAGTACCGGCAGAGGTTTTTAACGTGACTGCAAACCCGCCCGATACCGAGTTCTTGATGATGTAAATCTTGGACAACGCAGGGCAGATAACCGTAGCTGCTGCGCCCGGTGTGCCTGAACATTGTAGGATCGCACAACGTGCTTCGTCTGTAGTTCCATCGGCAGTAGTCAACGTGTGACTAGCGGTAGTCCAAGTGTTAATTGTGGCAAGACCAGCAATTGCTTGCTCAATCATTGACGTAATGTTGTTGTTGACCGTATCTCCCCAAGTACCATTCAGCTCGCCCGTAACAGGCAACGCCAATTGCAGTATTGGGGTATAAGCTGTAGTCATGGTAAATCCTTTGTCAAATAGACATGCGCTTTGCGCTGTTTAATAAATAAGACCATTCTCTTGCTTACCCCATGCTCAACAGCAGTTTTAGATAGCGATAATGGACTATAAAATATTTCTTTAACTTTATCCACAGATAGTTTAGCGTGATTGCCACGTTTACCAACCCTAGATTCACAAGACGCTTTAACCGCATTGCCACGATGTTTGTTTAATGTGTTAACGGCTTGAATCTTGCCATCTGTTGAAAGTTCACTTCTAGCGCCTCGACCAATTTTTACCGGCGGAAATTTGTCATTTAAATGCGACCAACGAGAACCACGCCGCGCATCACGAATACAGTCCCTGCTTGCCAACACGCCAAATACGCTTAACACTTCATCAACCAAAACTTGATTGGTAACTGATGCTGTGTCTGGATTCCTGATGTATTGAACAATTTGTTCTGTTAGCAGTGACTGCGCTTGCTGTTCGCCTTTAGCAGTATTTTGATTGCCGTAATTAAAGCCATGATCCGTTAAGTTATAACCGCCATCGCTGACATGCGCTTTGTAGTCACCAATCAATGACATCTCTGCATCGCGCAAAGCCTGTACGTCTTGAGTTTCGTATATAGGTTCGATGTAAAAATTATTAACACCATGTTTACGCATGGCGCGGTACAGCGGCTTATCAATGTCTGTGTTAGCTGCACTTTTATGTTCACGCCAACGTTTCGATAGCGCACAAGTAGTCAACCCGATATAAACACGGTCGTTGACTAAGTTGGCTATCTTATAAACCTGCATTGGTAATCCTTACGTTACAACGTCTGTCCAGCTTGTGGACTGTGTGTTATTGATATTTTGCCAGTTTGCGTTCTGTGAGTCATCTATTAAATTCCACAAAAACAACGATGTAACTTGGTCTAGCGCCGCAACACTTTCATTCACGCTTGCTGCAAAGCTCATTACGTTTGATACGGCATCTGCTGCGGCTAACGATTCTGTTACCGAGACTACAAAATTTACATTGGCTACAAACGCATCACTTGCTGCGGCGGTCTCAGAAACAACACCACCAATCGCCGCCAAAATACTATCAGCAGAATCTGTTGCCGTTGCCGTTTCCGTCAAACTTGGGTTAAACGTGTTGTCGCCGGAAGTATCTGTATCTGTGCCTGTTACTGATTCACTAATTAAACCCGCAAATTCCTGCTGTGCTGCATCTGAATCTGTTGCCGTTGCGGTTTCACTAGCCGAGCGATCATATACTGACATGCCCCAACCAGCTTGTCCCCAAGTGCCAGAACTCCAGCCGCCCTCAGCCATATTAGCCTGCCAAAGACAACGTGTAAGTTACATTTAAAACATCGCCGTTAGCTACCGAACGGTCGCCGGGTGCGCCAAAGTCTGCTGCCGAAAACAGCGTACCTGTTGTGCCGCTCTTTGTGTTGTTGCTTGTCAAGAACGCACCGCCGACAGTTGCCGTGGCATTGATGCTAAACGAGGCAGGAGACGCTGAGTTTGTAGCCACCGAGGGGTTAGCCGTAGTAGGAGTACCAAACGTGCATACGGGGCGTGTAGCGTTGCTATACGGTACAACCTCTGTCCACCCTGCATGAGAAGACATAGTGTCACTTGCAGCAGGAGTGTTTGATGCACCAGCACCGTATAGACCAAGATACCAAGTCGCCGTGTAAGAACTGCCTGTGAAGTATTTGGCGTTCATGTCTTGCAAGCCAACGTTGACCACGAGGTTCTTTGACTCAGCTTCCCACTTCAGGTTGCCCAAAGCATCGTGGCATTGAATCTTGTACACCCCAGTCGCTGATGCTTTATCTACAGACTGCGAACCAAGCGTTACGGTACTCGCCACTTGGTCTGACATAATTGATTTTTCGGTTAACATTTTTGGTCCTTATGAAAGCCTGATAATGGCGGTAGTACTACTAGCAGCGGGAAATTCAACAGTAAATGTTGACGTAGAAGTCTTGTTGGAACCAAAGTCTAATACGCAGATACTTGACCCGCCAACCTTATAAATCAATGCACCACGGGCAGTTAAAGAAGCTGTCCATGTCACATTGGCAAACGACAAGAAAGACGTTGTACCGTCATAACTAACCGTAGGCGTTAACACTAAACCGCCAGCGGTATACCCAGAGGCAACCACTTCATTATTTGTTGTGTACGCAGTCGTAGATGCGTCAAAAGATGCTGCGTTGTCGTATAAAGCAATCTTATACACATCCGTTGTAGGCGTGGCAAAGTCAAAGCTTGCGCCCAGTAGCCCCACCTTAAAACTTGTGCAAAGGTAATTTCCAGTAAATGGCATTATTTCACCGGCAACCTTATTTGACCAGAACGATAAGCATCACGGCGTAACTTGCCATCACCCAAGTTCTTGAGCAACGCTAATGATTCCATGTACATCTTCTCGTAGTAAGCAACCATATCCTGCTCGCCTTTTTGGAAGATCACAGCTTCCCGCAGCGCACCATAAAGCAACGCTGACTCAAAGTTGTCCCCTACCCATGACGTACCAGCAGTGACAATTGACTCTGGGTAGTAGAAGTAGTGAAACTCAACGTTATACGAAGCGTCTGGAGTCGGTCCGACAATGATAGTTAGCTCATTAACGGAGCTGCTGTTCGGTCCAAAGATGGCGTAATACTGTGGCTTACCTGTATCTGTAGGCTGCGGGTAAGCTTGGCGAATAAAGTTAACGTCTTTGTTTAACAAGTATTCGTATTCCCCAGCAGCGTTAATCACTGCCAATGAAAACACAGACAAGAAGTCGCCCGGCATAGCTAAGTATTTGTTATTAGCGGTCAATGACCCAAGTACGTTCTTACGCAGAGACGGTAGGTCAACAGCATTATAAATACGCTCTTCAGCAAGCTGCACAAAATTGGGTATCTGCGAAACAAACACTGACTCAGTGGTTTCGGTATAGTCCTCAATCGCAGTGACAAGTTGAGCGTAATTCATAGTTAGCACATAGGTCCACGAGCCATACGACCCTTGGTTGCTGCACCGTTTCCGCGAGTTTCAATGCCAGTGGTTTTAACATCATCACGGGCTGGATTACCTGCGCTAACACGCTTCGCACCTGAACGAGGACCGCTTTGTTCAGCGTTTAAACAGTTTGGGTCTTGCATGTTTTCTGACAGCTTTAATGGCTTGCCATCCATTGTGTGCGGCTTGGCATAGATACCAGCGTCACCCACTTCTTTGCCCATCATTTTTGCGCTAAATTTAGCCATGATTACCCCTGATTGGCAACGCGAGCCAGATTGCGACCCATTGACTTCATTGATTCAGAAGACACACCAGCAGCTTTTTTGCCGCCTTTCATGCCTAAAACTTTAGCGCCTTCATTGCCAAGGTTTTTGCCTTCCGTTTTGCCTTTCTTTGCTACGCCATCAGCGCCACGTTTATAAGCCATTTTAAGCTCCTAAGTAACTGTTATTGTAACCGTACCAATCTGACAATCAACTACTAAATCATTTGGTGTTAATCCGTCATCCATTGCGCCACCAACAGGGTTCCAGCCCCACTGAAATATTCTGCTACCGCCTTCAGGAACACCATAATCAACAACGTTGGTGGAGCCTGTTAATCCAATCTGTAACCCGCTATTACCTGATACTTGATAGCTCACATCTGGTCTTGGCTCATGCACTGCTTGCGGGTCATTAACTGGGTACATACCTAATTGCAACTGAGGCTGATCCGGGTCCCAGCAACTTGGGCAAACTTTAACGTTATACACATGCGTTTTTAAAATCTG